TTAAGCAGACTGAGACCGAAATTGCGGTCCTTCAGGTACAGTATGGATATCTCAATGAAAAATGTGACGATATCAAAACTGGCCTGAAGGACTTGACAACTCACATTGACAATCAAACAGAAGCTACGCACAACCTTATCAAAGAGTTCCAAGAAGAAAATAAAAAGCAACACGACGAAGTAAACGAGAAAATTGCTTCGTTTGAAAAATGGCGCTGGATGCTTATGGGAGCAGGCGTATTAGCTGGCGCTATGGGTTGGCCTACACTATCGGCTTTTCTTGGTATATAATCAAGTAAGACTGTTTAACTTTTCAATCACAATATCAATATTCACAGTAGAAAATAATCCAGGGTGTAGTGGTTTAGGATATAGACCAGACTTTACCCACGCATAGCCTACGTGTTCGTGATTTAGTTTAGGAATAAATTCTTCTTCAATTTGACAGAAAAATGTATGATAAGTGAAGTTTCCGTTCACGAATTTTTGAATAGGAATGATCTTTAGTTCAGAAATGTCAAATTGCATTTCTTCAAAACATTCTCTTTTTATCCCGTCAGCTAGAGTTTCATCATTCTCTATTCCGCCACCAGGGATACTCCACATAGGAGTTTGTTTGTCACTTCTCAATAAGTATAGAAAACTATTTGTTACTGAACTATAAAAGAAAACGCCGGCTGCTTGTTTGGACATATTAGATAACGATACTATAATCGCCTTCCCCATACCATCCTTCATATGACTTGACCCACATACCCTCGTTAGGAACGTATCTATATTGAATAGTTGTAGTCAAGTTAGTCACAAATTGTACTGTAGTGGCCTCATCTGCACTAAATGATACTTCCCATTGATTAGAACTAGCATTATATTCTATGATATCGTTAGCTGCCGCAACTAAGCCACCCCAAGCAACAGTAGAATCTTCGTCATACCCTATGTTCTCAACGATAAGATATCTTACTCCGGGAGTAGGGCCGGGCAATCCAGCATTAGGTCCTGTCAACTGAGGATTGATGATTGCGTTAATTGGGTCTAGTGTGTTTTGCGGTAGAGTGTCAGGGTCAATGTTGTAGATTAAGAATCTATCATCAACTGGATTAGGCACAATTGTACCAACAATATCATCGTCCATATATGGATTCTGTAGCCAAATCTGACTGATACCTGGTTTGATTGCTCCATAGACGTTCAACAAGCTAGTCCAGTACAAATCCGTATTAGGAGTCACTGGCTGTTCTAGTGAGCTATTGGGTGGGTAAAATGCAGTAGCTTGCGGCAATAGTTGTAATTGATTTCCAATCAAAAGTAATTTGTAACCATAAGGACTAATCTTTTGTCTAGTGCCTAGTAACAAATCTTCATCTTGAATATCATCAAGTGCTGTACCCTTAAAGATACTAGCAATAACTTTGTGAATGACACCCATCTTCTTGAGCTTACTAGCAGTGGTGAGCCATATAGGCATGTAGAACTTCCAAGTCATAACATCAATTGGATTGCCTGTTCCCTGAGGAATCTGTCTGCTAGTAAAAGTGATGCCATCTTGGAATACTGCACTCAAAGAAGTCCAGTCAACGAAGTTATCAGTACTTTGCAGTTCTAATGCTGGATTGAATAACGTACCTAATTGTTCGATGATTTCTAACTTTTGATTGTAGTTAGTAGTCCAAAAATCAACAGTGATTCGTAGTGTATATGGAACTGGCATTAGTCTTTCAACAGTGAATGCTTGTCCTTGTGTTGTCTCATAGCTTTGAGTATCTTGATTATATGCTCGTTGACGAACATTAACCTTATCAACGAATGTTGGATCTTGAGTCCATTTTTGATTATACTCTAGTCCACTGATATAGTAAGTAATCATTGGTGCAGAGGGCAAGTTACTCGCACTGTTGTTAGCAATGATAGTACTTGCTTGTCTGCTTGCGTCACCATACATAATTGGCACACGAAGAAGAATGTCGTTACCATTTGGGTCTTTGCCCTTAGTTACGTACCAGTTACTAAAGATTTTAGCAAACTGAATTAAGAACCTTCTTATTTGATTGTCATAAAAATACTGGGCCATCTATTATACTTCCGGGGGTACTGGGTCAAGAGCAGGTCGCAACACAGACGATAGTGGTTGTGCTTGAGGAACAACTTCTTCACTGTTATTTAGATAGATTTCACCCTGGTTGTTAATAAAGCCTGACAGCAGTGATGTATCTTGAGCAGTAAATCCAGTATCAGTTCTTACATTTTCACTTATACGAATCCATAACTTGCCGTCCCAACGATAGAGTAATTGCGGCATATAATCAATGCGTAAGAAATAGTCACCTACTTGTGGATTTTGTGGGAAAGCAATACCAGCACCTACAGGGAAACCATTTGGTGCTTCGCCGTCACCTGTCAGATAACCTGTACTGTATCCAAACGTTCTTGGACTTGCTCTAGTGATATACTGGAATCCGGGATCGCAGTCTGCACGATAGTCCATGTTTTGTGTTATGTCACCGGTGAAGCCTGGCAGTTCTGGATTTTGATCTGCTGTTGCGTAGGTGTTATCAGCAGTACCATATGGACCTGTGATTACACCCAATGATTGCACGGCTAATGATTTAGTAGTTTCCACAGACCCAGAGCCACTCTCAGTGAGAACAGGTGCTTCTTCTACCATATTCAAACTAGCTTGAACGAATTTGTCAAGTTTGTCTTCAAAATGATCCATGTCGGCGGTCATGTCCCAAATACTTTGTAGTGCTTCTTTTTTGATTTTGATGCCGACGCTAGGATTTTTATACTTTGAGCTACGCATAAACACGACAGTTCCTTCTACGGGAACCGCAGTACCTGTATTGCTTGAAGTGATTACGTCAACAGGCGGAGCAGGCTGATTGGTTTGATCAGACAATACGTTGTTAGCTTTATATCTACCGTAAGTAGGCACAATATAGAGCTTGCTTGTATCGTATCCTGCTTTGGGTACTAAACGACTAGCCTCTTCAAGCTGTGCGTTGTTGATTGCTATATTTTTATTATATGTTGATAGAATATCAGCAAGGTTGCCATTCTCAATCGGTCTCCAATATGTTGGATTAGGTGGAGTGACACCCGCCGGGACCTCGATGATAGATTCATAGAGCTTATCACCAAAGTTAATTGTGTAGCCCGGCGGATATGTTTTGTCCCTATCCCAATCACCGAGATAGTTGTCTTGGTTGATTGGTTCTTTGAGAATGTCGCTAAATTCTTCACTATTGACTAGTGGTTCGCACTTGATACGCCATAGATGTGGATACCAAGTTTGCGTAAAGCCCTCACTTGCATAGTTTGTATCTGTAATCTGATAGAATCTCTTTAATGCGACTGGAATAGTCTCATTAAGAGGATTGTAGTCTAGCAAGTGCGGCAGCTCCAGTACGTCACCGACCATCAATTTTCTACCTACAATGTCTATCATATCATTATAGTGGACAGTGATAAAGATTATATCATTATTCAGGAACAAACCAAATTGGCTTAAGTCAAAGTCTAGATTCTGAACATTATAGTGACCACGTAAACGATAGATGTTCTTATCATATACTCTATCACGGTTCTCTAGGAATAGCAAGTCTTGAATGTTTAGCGGATTTAATTCATCATAATTGGGCTGAGTGAAGTCAGTAGACGTATTACCCGTCTGCGGACCCAAATACTTGTGAATATACAGATCGGTACCTCCGACAGTCAATTGCTCGGAGATAGTTCTGTCTAGAAAACGATAATCGTCTTGCTTATTCGGACGGTATAATGATAACTTTGGCATATAGTTATTTATCGTAAAAAACGGTTGACACGGGTTCGCAATAATGATACAAGCGTAATTGCAACCACAGAAATGAAAGGTTAGTATATGAAACTAGGCCCGCAAATGAAGGAAAAATTCTTTAGCGAAGGTTATTCTCTGCCCACTTGTATCAATCCTGGATGCATTCGGCCGGTGATGGTTAGAGATTGGAAAAATTGGTCTATCAAATCAGAATGCGGAACTTGCTATAAAGCTAGAACGACTGGGTTTTTTGGCCCGGCGATGGCGGGCATTACGATTCACAAAAAAGAATACTGTGAAAACGCAGATGGCCGGTTGGGTTGGAAATGCCCCGTACCATCAAAGTCGTGGAAAAATCTAGACATGCTCAATGCATTGGATTTAGAGCATCTTGACGGAGATCATTTCAATAATGTTCCGGAGAACGTAGACACCATTTGTAAACTCTGCCATGGTAAAAAGTCAGTAATGAACAATGATTTTTCCAACCAAAAGAATTCAGCAAGAAAAATAGTTCATTAATCGGTTGACATTGGTTACCCAAACTGCTATAAGAGAGATATAGCAAGGAGTTTAATGTGACCATCGAAGACCGAGCATTTGAACTTCTTCGTGAAGCACTCCCCGGGCTTAACGAAGGACAATATCGTATTATTAAGGAAACTTCTCATCCTTATTGGGAGCAGGCAATAGAAATTGCTACTGCGGAAGAAGAAGATTGTCCTGAACTCGCCGGTGACGGAAGCAACTATGACTACTAACGCATACCTCTTCATGTGGAATCAGTATGGAATTGAAGCCATTGTGCCAATCACACAGTATGAAGAACAAGATAAGTTTGATACTTGGAATATTCTCAAGGGTGATAAGCCGGGCAAGAATCCACTTGACGATATCCTTATGTCCATGCAACTTAGGGCACGATTCAATCCCGGCCGCCACTATGAAATCTACGCCATGGATTGTGAAGACGGTATCACCAATGAAGATTTGTTTGCCATGTGGGACAGTAACCCGCAAAATGCAGCAGACCTAACTCGTGAAAAAGGTGTCTGTATGTTTAGCGGGCGCAAACCACTACATGAAATCAAAATTAGGTAATTTTTTGGTTGACAATTACCTATGGCTATTGTATAGTGTATAAGTAATCTGAAATTCAGGAGATAAACATGGCTCGTCGCCCCGCCCTCATTAAAGCTAAAGCTTCTAAGAAGACTGTCCGTGCCCCTCGTCGTGGCGTTAACCGTTTTAGCTTGGTGCCTACAGACAATTGGGAAAAGGCAAGGTTCTTTGTCCACTATGATCTTGAGCGCAAGGATTGCGGTACTAAGGTCAAGGAATACATCAAGAAGAATTTCCCTAAGGACTACTTGACTAAGATCAATCGTCTTCCCGACTGGAAGGTTGATATGCATAGTCATTGGGCTACCACTGCACATTTGCTTGAAGTCAATCCTGACATTATCCCTGACAACTACAAGACTGGCATTGTGAAGTGGGTTGAAGGTCTTGCTGCCGAAGGTGCAGAACTCAAGGCTAAGAAGGAAGAAACTGACGGCGAAGAAAAGCCCAAAAAGGTCGTCAACATTCAGGAAGTAATGCGTGAAAAGGCTGACGAGGCCCTTAGCGACATTGAACTGATTTGGGACGAATTCATTGACGCTAAGTATCCTAAGGACTTCAATCTCAACCGTCGTGCAATGTCTGCTCTTGAAAAGCGCAACGTTCTTCCCCAGCATATCGCTGCTGCGATTAAGCGTTGGGGCCATCTTCTTGATGAATTTCGTGAAGCGCAGGCAGGCAAAGATGAACAGCTTAACGAAGCATACTCTAACATCGGCAAGCTGCAAATGCGCTATGCTATCAAGCTGATTGAAGAAATCGTTGCAGAACTGAATGGATACATCGCACTCAAGAAGACTGTGAAGAAGCCCCGTGCTAAGAAGGCTGTTCCGGTTGAGCGTGTCGTTGCTAAGCTTAAGCACTGCAAGTCGTTCAAGGATGATGCACTCAAGCTTGAATTGACTGGTCTAAGCCCCGTTAAGCTTCATGAGAGTACCGAAGCTTGGGTCTATGACACTAAGAAGCGCAAGATGCATCACTATGTCGCAGACGATTACAGCAAGTGCCTGATGGTTAAGGGTAACACTGTGATTGGTTTTGACAAGAAGGAATCAGGTGTTAAGACGCTTCGTAAGCCAGTCGAACAGATTAAGGCACTGATGGGTAGTAAGCCTGCTGCTCGTAAATATTTCAAGGAGATCAAGGCTGTTGAAGCAGTGCCGAACGGTCGCTTCAATGCTGATATGGTCATCCTCAAGGCATTCTAAAAGGAAAATATATGACAACCCAAATTGATCTAAACAAGTACGCCGATTTTGTTCTTACCGTTTGTTCGGATCCTAGTAAAGCAGTAGACGCATTTGTGTCCCGCGTAAAGGAACTGGATGAAAC